TGGGCAAAACGAATGAAGCCCGTCATAAAATGAGAGAGTATAAAATAACATACAAAAGAAACGATGTGCCGAGTGACTTCACAAGCAATGCGATTAAGTGGGCACACAATTCCAAGGATGCGGTTCGCTTATTGCTTTCCCGAAATCAAGGTAGGGACAAATTGGTTCATTTCAAAAGGGGCGGAACTGGAATCATTCTAAATGTGGAGGACATCACGGATGGCGAGTGCGGATAGTATCAGTAATTTTATAAGCTGGGCGGAGCAAAGAATCTCTAAGGAATACGAAACCAACGAGCGATTGCAGAAAGAATGCGATGAGCTTGAAGAACCAATAGAGCTTCGCGAAGGAGCATACTGCTTGACTGAGGAAGATCGGAACGACACGATTCATGAAATAGAATATTTTATCAAAAACGGGTACCCCATTAAACACGCTTGTTATGAGTGCGGTGTCCACACCACAACCTACTACCGTTGGAAACGGAATATAAAAAATGGACTCGCAACTGGAACGGCTTCAAACTAGAATTGAAATGATCCGTGCTGAAAGCAGGGTACTCAGTTTTAAAATTGAGCGAATGGAACAACAACGCAAGGACTTGTCCGAAGAAAAACGAGTGCTTAAGCAATCAATATCCGTGATAAACGGAGAACCGACTAATTCGCTATGAGCTACTTACCGCAAAGCAAGATCAAAGCCTACCGAGAAAAGAACAAGCCGACTTGTTGCCCAATACTTTCTACCAAGGGTGATGATTGGGTGGTTGATCACGACCATCAGACTGGCATGGTTCGGGGAGTCATATCCCGCCAAGCAAACAGTCTTCTTGGAAAGATAGAGAATTTTTACTTGGGGATGTGCAAGGGTGATAAAGAATTTCTTCCGATTACCCTTGAAGCTATATCGGGGTACCTTGAACAAAGGGATTCTGGCATACTTCATTACGCTGGACTGAATCAACTTAGAAATAAATTCAAAAATAAGTTGACAAGTGCAGAGCAAACTGAAACTCTTAAGAACATGAACGCAAGTCAGGATGAACTTGACGGGTGTTCTAATCAAAAGCAAAGAGCGGAACTCTTCCGCAAATTAACAAAAGAAAAATATGAGCGAACAAAATAAAAAGGCTGACAACATACGCCAAAAGTTACAGTGGATACAATCCTCTTTGAAAGCCCCCAAGGGACAAACCAATAAGTTCGGTGGTTACAATTACCGAAGTGCCGAAGATATATTAAACGCAGTAAAGCCCTTACTAAATGTTTGGGATTGCTCGCTAGTGATTAACGATGAGATCGTTGAGGTTGCTGGACGAGTATATGTGAAGGCGAACGCTTCTCTTGCTGATAGCAATAGCGAAGAAGTTATCACCGCACAATCATTTGCTCGTGAGGCAGAATCCAAGAAGGGTATGGACGAAGCACAAATCACTGGCTCCGCTAGTTCCTACGCAAGAAAGTATTCTTTAAATGCTCTTTTCGCTATTGACGATACTAAAGACCCCGACGCTACTAACAAGCACGGCAAGGACTCTCCCAAAAATACAACAACAACAACCCAAGGATTCTAAAAATTATGTCCGAACAAAATAAATACATGAACTCTGGTGGTCTTTTTATTAATGACCGCAAGGAGAAAGAAAGCCACCCCGATTATTCTGGTAAGATTACTGTGGATAAAGCGGGTGTTTATTACCTAAAAGGTTGGAAGCGTAGTACTAAGAGCGGGCAACCGATGCTTAGTCTTGCTTGTGACTACGCCCCAGAAGATAAGCAGGTGGATGTTAGCGGTGGGCACAGTACCCCCAACGTGCCTACCACGCCTACTAACGACGAAGCACCATTCTAAGGATGAAGCCTGATTCATTAGACATCAAAAGCTTTGACAAGCAGTGGTGGAGTGAGTTCCGACAACAAGAAGTTGACGCGATACTCGCCCTAACTGCCAAGAAGAATGCCGATTATACTGGCGGTAACTCTTGCAACAATCCGTTTGCAAACTTTGATCAATCTGTTGAATTCGGGGTACCCCCTTTAACTGGAATCTGCATTCGTATGCAAGATAAATTCCAACGAGCTAAAGCCTTGTGTGCTGATGGAACCCTAGCGGTTGAGTCAATCGGCGACCAAGACAAAGATATATTCCGTGACTTAATCGGGTATTCTTTAATTGCTTTGGGGATGTTGGAACGAGGCAAGTAAAAAAAACTGCCCCCCTTGAGGAAATCTTGGGGGGCTTTTTATGCTCAAATTATAAGGACTAAATGAAAGAGATTGACGAACTAGCAACGATGGCATTGAATGTCATTGACCAAGCCCAAACGGCGAAAAAGAGGCATGAGATAGGAATATTTCTGAATTCGCTAAACCAAATACTAAACCAAATAAAGGAACGAAATGATAACAGACGAACTGAAAGCACCACCCCATAACCTAGAAGCTGAAGAGAAAGTTATAGCAACTTGTATTAACCATGAAGACGGAAGTTACTACGATGAGATTAGTCACATAGTTTCTCCAGATGATTTTTTTCAACTAAGGCACAAGATACTTTTCGGTGCGGTAAAATCTATATGCGATAGTAACCAGCCCCTAAATGAAGTCTCCGCAATGGAGTACATCAAGTCAGTCAATGGAACTGATGAGATCGGGGGCGTTGTAGGTATGATGCGGTTAATGGACAAGGTGACTACTCCCTTGGACTTTGCATTCTGTGCCAAGACCGTATCCGAAAAATCTAAACTCCGCAATGTTATACGCTCTTGTAGGTTGGCTAGGGAGAAGGCTGAAGCTGAAGCTACTGGTTCCGATGAGATAAAGGCGGAACTTGATTCGGATTTAAATGCCGACATTCGGGTAGATACCACGGAACTGGATTTGTCTACTGCTACTGATTCCATAAATGATGAGATTGATTCAATCATGAGTGGTGATTTTCAAGCGGATGTCATTACTACCAACATAGGACGGTTGGATGTTATGCTGGGTAGCGGTGGTATAGCGGCTGGTGAAGTGTTAACCATTGCGGCACCCACTTCCTGCGGTAAATCAGCATTAGCATTGAACATAGCGTTGAACGCCGCGAAGAGACAGGAAAAGGGGGTAGCCATTTTTTCTTTTGAGATGCCAAAGAAGCAAGTGACGAAGCGTTTACTGCAAACCCTGTCGGGCATCAATTACAAGACTATTAATGATAGTGCGGTGGGAAAGCAACGAGCGGAGAAGTTCAAAGAGTTTAACGCAGAGCTAAACGCAATGCCCATTTACACTTCGCACGTTGTAAGGAGTGCGGACGATCTTGCGGGACAAGCACGGAGCATGGTTAAGAAGATGGGAGTAAAGTTAATCGTTGTTGATTACTTGCAACTCATTCCGTTCAGCGACAAAGCAGGTAAGGCTGAGGGCATTGCTAAAATATCTCACAGAATCAAACAGATGGCGTTGGAACTGGATGTTGCAGTTATATTACTTGCCCAAGTAAACCGTGAGGGGGCTAAGCGTGAAGGTGGCTTGAGCTTATACGATCTAAAGGATTCTGGGGACATTGAGAACGATGCTGATGTCGTTTTACTCATGTATCCTCGTAACGGGGACACGGAATCATCCAAGGGCATGGACTCAAAGGGTGCTTACACCGAGCTTACTTATAAGATAGCCAAGAACCGTGAAGGTGAGCGGGACATCGGTTGCTTATTTAAGCATTACCATTGCGTGGGTAGGTTTGTATAACAAAAACAGGGTACCCCCAAAATAATAGTATCTATCACTTGACTAACGGGTATTGACCCGCAGACTATAATAAAATCAATTTAAAAGGGAAGCTGTATAGGTAACTACCAGCAGAGAGTTCGTTTCTTATCTCTCCGTTTACCCCCTTTTTAAGCCCTGCCCCTTTCGGGGGTGGGGCTTTTTATTGGGCTGTTTGAAATTGTGACATTCCTTCCAGCAATTCTTCTGGCGGGCTAGGGGGTACATCATTTATTTCCCTCTTTGGGAAAGCTATTTTCCGTTGCTCATTTGCCTCGTCCTTGATCGCCTGAAGGTTACCGTTAATCCAAGAGTTCATTTCTGGGGAAGCTTCCGCCTCACTGTTTAACATCTGAAGACCTTTAGCTGAAAGAAATGCACCCTTGATAATAGAATTTTGATAATTATCGTATGTCTTGGCATTGATTACTTTCTTAAGGGGATGTCTAACTTGCATCCCCATAACCACTGCACCAATTCTGTCGGTGACTGGAGAGAGTGCATTTGAAGCCCAGAAGTTAAACCCAGAACTAGTCATAGCGACTCGTGGCACTAACTGCTTGCCGTCGTCCTTTACGGGTCTAGTTAGAGCCTGTAGTCCCCTATTGGTTACAACTAAATTGTCGTACCCTTCACGACCGATCAATTGCAAAAGAAACTCTTTGTTGGCTTCTAACTCATTAGCCATTTCAAACGGATCCCAAAGAGTATTATCCTTGGGACTAGCTTGATCAACCAGCTTGCCCTTTACTTTTGTTCTACGAATCAATTCGTGGTAAACAGAGCCTTGTAAATCAAGCAACGCATCGTCACCTTGTTCAGATATAATTTTGATAAACTTCTCCTGTTGGATTGGGTCTGACTTCATGACCCCCTCTAGGAACGTATCCATTTCAACCCTATTTTTAGGCAAGGGAATTCTTCCCTCATTAACCATGTTGACCATTGTCTGAGAATACTTTGCTAATTTTTCTTTAACCTCATTTTCTTTTATAGCAATTTTTCTAAGTTCTGCCATTTCTTTTTTAGAGCCAGATCTCATAATACGTTCAAATGTGTCCTGAGATAATGTAACAATTGCGTCATCCTCCCCTTTACCTAAACGTTTTAATTCATCAAATATTTCAACCTTGGAATTCCATCCAGCAACACCAGCTTGTGGAGACGCTCCCTGACCTTCTGGAAATAATACACGAACCATGTCCATGTCCTTGCCCTTTAAGTTTAAAATAACATCAAGATCAATTGGTTCACCAGCTATTAACCCCTTACTTTCTAGCCAACTGTCCTGAAGAAGTTGCCTAGTCGCTAGGTCAGCATCCGCTAGTTCTAGGTATTTTTTAGTTGTTCCGCTGTCTTTTAAAACAGTTGTTAATACGGCATCATCTGTTTTTCTATACGGAGGAAGAAGATCACCAACAGGATTCATCGGATTAACTCCGTTAGATGCTTTTGCACTTATAGCATCATAGAAGGACTGACCCATTTCAGGTTTAATGATGGATTCTATATCTCCGCCAATGTAACTTAAATAAGTATCCCTATAATAAAGATTTGCGTTTTCAAATTGAGCAACAGCATTGGGATCTGCTCCTTCTAGCATTTGAGATCTTAATACACGAAGATCGTCAGCTAGTGCTTTGTATTGATTTGCATCAAAACCAGCTACAAAATTACCTCGTCGCGTTTTTTCTTCAATTTTTTGAATAATCTCATTTACAGATTTAAAATCAATGCTTCCTCCTGAAGCCGCTAGGTCATCTAGTCTTTTCAAGGCAGTATTAGAAGTGTTGCGAGCATTAGCATTTAAAATGCCGATTGCTTCGCCTTCTATGTCAGTAATTAATTCCCTACTGTGCCTTGAAAAAACGTTACTTACATCACTAACTGGGGTAGCTACGCCAGATAAAGAAGTATAAGCTTCTGTAAAATTTTTGCCTTTTTGCACCGAAACATCAACAAAACTATCGGCTAATTTCTTTCTTGCCGTTAAACCCGCTTGAGCAGGAGAAATTTTTCTAGTTGATAACACTAAAGCTTCATATTTGCTTATTTGTGCATTAAACGTTTCTATTGCTTCTTTTTTTGCAGCTTTATTTGCTTCTTTTTCCGCAACAGTGTTTAGTGCACCTCTTTGAAGTTCTAAATCATCTAAAGTTTTAAGCAATTGGTTTCTTTGTACTGTTAAATTTCCAGTAATGTGATCTAGCCCCTGACGAAACGCATCATCAACTGCACCAGCAGATCTTGACGTAGGATTTATTACACCTTGAAACGCATCACCAGCTTGTTGTCTTTGCTCGTTCATTGCGTTAGCAATTGCACCGTTAGGAAATTTGCTTTCTATTCTTAAAACCCGCTGTGCTACATCGCCACCTTGATCAAGGAATGGTGTTTTGTAAATTGTTGGTGCATCTGATTTTACGTAAGACAAATTTCGCATGGTTTCAGCAAAAAAATCTGTTCCTTCGCGACCCATCCAACCCATTAATAGTTTGTTGCTACCATAGGTCATTGTAAAATCTGCAACAGTAGTAAGAATACCCTCAACAGCCGCTCTTTTAGCAATCCTTGTAGCATCTACTTCATCAAGCATTGTTTTTTCTACTAAAGCTTCTTGAATAAAACGACCACCACCTTGACCCAAGCCAGCTCCAAGAGCCATAGTGCCAGGGTTACCCCCAAATGCACCAATTAAACCTCCAGCAATAGACATTGTAGTTGGCAGAACCTCGCCCGCTAAATCGCTACTAAAATCCGCAAAATCAATAGTTTCTAATGGCTCAGGCATCTTCCAGGGGTCATCTTTATTTTCTCTCCATAGAAATAAATTATGATTTGGTGTATTATAAAATTTTACATTGTCTGCGCCGTATGTATCAGTTAACCATGCGTGTTGAGTTCGTTGAGTTGGCATCAACCCATACGCGGCACGATCGGAAAGACCTGTCCTGGGAGGGCTACCGTTTGTAGTTACAGAAGATACACCAGAACCAGTATATACTGGAGCAGTTAAAAACATACTTAAAGTTTTTTCCCAAAATCCATCTGCCTCGTTAACGGGATTCTCATACCTTTTGGGGCTATCGGATAAACCATTTTTCAAGTCAAGCCCAGCAGTATCATCTTGCAAAATTGTATCAAGATTATATTTATAAAAATCAGTGTACCATTCCCTAGGAGTTAATTCAGTCAGAGCTTTCTTTGTGTAAGTTCTCTTGTAACTTCCGTCGGGGGATTTGTATTCCTTACCTTCTACAACTTTTTGAGGATAAGGATTTCCCCATGTTAAATTCCTAACAGCCTCTGCTTGTTTATCATACTTATGAGTCAGATCAACCGCTTCAAGCCGTTTTAATTCTGCAATAAGTTGAATGGTTTCTTCGTCATTGCCAGCGGCATCAGAAGCCTCTATAGTATCTAATAAAACCTGAAATCTTTCTGCCATAATATTAGAGTTGTGAAGCTTTCTCGTGCTTATTTATTATTGCTTGTACAGTTGGACGATATTGAACTTCAACAAGATCCATTGGTTTGGAGTCACCCCCAGTTCCCATTATTTTACTTTCTTGATCAAAGTCATCTTCCATTATTTTTATTTGATTCTGGAACCAAGATTTCATTGGATATACTTCTCCCTTTATTTGCTTTAGAGCACCCTCAGTTGTTCTTCCGAGTTCCGATGTGTAATCTTTATAAGCAATAGTATCTTCTAGCAATTTTGCAAGTCTTTCTAAACGTCGTGCGTTTTGTTCTGGGCTAAGAGCATCATTATATGTTGCGGCAACTAATCTTTTACCCTCATTCTCGGTGAACTGTGGTCCCAGAGTCAAGCGTAAACCTTGGAAAACAACACCGCGAACACGGTCAAGAGCATCTTGCTCATTTGGTTTAAACCAAGACCTTATGGGATCATCTAGCCCAATTTGACCTAACACTGCGATCATTTTAGCTCCAGTTGTTCCTGTTACAACTGTACCACCTTCTAACTCATTAAGAACTTCTCTATAAATTGCTAAATTACTTTCTGCTTGAAAACGAGGCGATGTTATGGAATCGGCATCACCATCAGTCCACTGATAAGCTCTATCCATGATGTCAGTCATGGTAGACAATTCAGCTTTATTTAATTTATCAATTTCTTCAGTAGGAGCAAATGATTCTTGTATGTATGCACCCATAACACCATTTTTCATGAATGGCGTTTGTTTGTAATTAAGACCTGTCGTATCTTGTAGTTTTTTAATTTCAGCATTAGACAGCCACATGCTCTCATCAGCCGCAGATGCTTTAGCACGACTTGTTCCTACTTCAAAACCCTGTGTTCCATCTGGTAATGTAACGGGAGTAATTGGATAATCGTCGCCAGATGTCTCCATGAACTGTTGTACTGATGCCATGTCGCGCAAAACCAGTTTCTTGGACTGATTGCCTTCATTTAATGAATCCTGAAGGCTTTTAGCGGCATTCATTGCAGAGGTTTTTTTGGTCATTGCGGCTTGATCTTGTTCAAACTGCAATGCTTGTGCTTCTTTCATGCCCTTATCAGCCTGTGTAACAAACTGACTCAGTATGGAATTATCAGCTAAACCGCTATTACCTTGGACAAATTTTTTGTAAGCTTTATTAACTTGTTCGGAATCCGTACCAGAATCCAAGGTTTGCATTAACTGTGGATTAGATTGTAGGATTCCACTAATAACACCTTCAGTGCCCGCTTTTAATAAGTTATTTGCTTGAAGCTCTTTAAGGGCTGGCAATTGTGCATCCGCACGAACACGGTCGCCCCTTACTTGTTCAGCTTGGTACAAACGTTCCCGACCCAACCGTTCAGTTTCGGGTAATTTGCTATAATTAATTTTTGACAATTCAGAAAAGTCCTGAACTGCCGCTCCTGTGTTCATTCTTGCCATATTTAAAAATTTCCTACAATTGAATTATTTTAGAAAGTACCTAAATCCCAGCTGGTACTGCTAGGACCCCCAGTATCGTATGATACTGAATCATACTTTCTGTTTATAGCCTGAGTAAGGGTATCATTATTTGCTGATTTATTTCCACCTGCAAACAGTCCCGTGATGCCCTGCCATGCGTCAGAAATACCAGTCCTCACATCTTGGATAGTTTTTGGTAGACTACCTATTGCTTCTGCTCCTGATTTTGCAAGATTTATATAGGTTATTATTTCATTTGCTCTAGCGAGGAATTCTTGTGCCTTTGATGGTTCATTTGCGGCGACAGCGGCATCATAATTCCTTTGCACTGAAGCTAATTGTAATTGAGCTTGTTCAATATTTTGTTGCTGTGCGTATTGCGAAGTACTCATGGAAACAATATCACCTACACCAAGCGGAGGAGTAATTTGTCCAACACCTGTTCCGTAAGGATTACCAGTATTTCCAAGTAACATAGATGGAATATTGCCAGTTAAACCACGGCTCATATTGTAAGTACTTGTGCCAGCTTGCTGAGCACGACCTTCCAAGTTAGCAACCGTGTCTTCTTCTGCCCTTATGACATTTGCTATCCTAGTTGAGTCCAATGTGCGACCAGTTTGAGCCGCTATTTCAAAGGCTCTTTCTTCGGCATCAGCTTCTTGCTCGGCAGTTAAATCACCGCTAGCACGACTATATAATCTATTACTCAGTTCTTCTTGCTGACCAAGAACTCCTAGTGCTGTTGGATCAAGTCCGCGAACTGCATCAGCATATTCTTGACCGTAATTACCAAGCAAGTCTAAGTCAGCTTGTTTCTGTACATCCCGCAATTCATTAATTCCAGTTTGTTCACCACGATTTAACTCAAGTGCACGCAGTAATTCACGCTGTGAAATATCGGATGAATAAGAACCAATAAGATCCTGCAACTCAGGGTCTGAAAGACCAACACCCTTAAACCTTTGGGCATCAACAGCACCTATTAAATATTTAGCAGCTTCGTACGCAACATCATAATCGCTTTCTTCGTAATCGTCAGGCATAGTAGTATCTATATTAGCACCCGCGTCTACAGCACTTGTATTATCGGGGTCGGTGGTAGTGTCAGTGGTAGTGGTAGTGTCAAAGGGTAGTCCAGACCCGTCATCCAGCAAGGAAGGGTCGCCTGCACTTGGACCGAAAAGATTAGCATCGGGATCAGGGGTAGTTCCAGCATTTGGACCAAAAATATCAGGAACATTTGGAGATCCATTATCAACACCAGTTAAAGTTATTCCATCAAATATATCACTACCAGTCTCCCCAATACCTGTTACAACTTCGCCTGCAACCTTAGTTGCAGTGTCAAATAAACCATTACCATCGCCAGGACCAGCATTATCCGCATCAATAATATTACCAATTAAAGAGTCATCTCCACCAAAAAGATTAGAAACATTTTCTCTAAAAAGGTCAAAAAAGCCATCACCATCACTGTCATAGTTAAATGGCGTGCCATCTTCAGTTTCAGTAGGAAGAGTAAATTCTCCTGTGTCATAATTAAAATCTGGAACTTCGTAGTTTTGATCAACTAAAAATCTTCCTATATCGGCACGAGTAGCGGTAGTCGGATCAATTCCTTTAGACCACAAATAGTCAGATAATTCCTGACCAGAAGGAGCCATAGCACCTCCAACCATATTTAATATTGAACCAACGGGTAATCCAGTAGCAGAAGAACTTAGTATATTTATTAAATTCGTAGGAAGTGTTCCACCTATATAATATTGCTGATGGAAACCAATTGACTGCATAACGTCACCAATTGGGGAAAACGGTTCTACTAAACTATCATAGCCACTGGATATTAGTGTCGCAAGCTTGGAAAAGAGACCAGGCTGTGCGTCTATTTCTGCTTGAAATTTTTCATATTCTTCTGGAGTAACAGTTTCTTTAATCTTTTCAAATTCTTGTTCTAATGCTGTTCCATAAACTGTTTCCCCTAATATATTAATTGCTCTCTCAAAGAAGTTCTGATCATTGGTTTCTGGGTCATTGAGTATGTAGTCCGCATTCGCTTGCCCGAACTGAGCAACAACTAGATCGTATTCTTGCTGTGCAAGTTGTTCGGTTGCAGGAAGTAAACCATAGTCCACCTCTCTAGCCATATCTAAATCGCCCAAAAGCCAAGCAGACAAATCAAAACCTTGAGCAAGATAACCACTAGCAGGGTCTGAATTTGCCTGTAAGACAGCACTTAAACCAGTAATATTTTCTACAAAATCTGGAACAATTTTTTCAATTGTTCCTAGCAACTTTTCGCTAATATGCTCTTCCGCAATATTATTAATGAAAAAACCTATGTTAGGCGGATCAATTATGTTTCTATTGATCATTCCCTCTAGCAGGTTGATGCCCATTGCAAACCCATTTAAACCACCAAACTGGTTGCCAGTAGTAAGGGCTATCAACTTGTCCATCAGTGCATCCTTTTTGGACATATCAAACTGTCCACCAGGCATAGCGTTTTTATTTAGCCAATCGCCAAGGTCTTTAACCTGAGCTTCACCTTCCTCGCTTTGTAGAAATTCGTTATAATCTCTGCGAGTTCCTTTAAATCTATTTTGTATTTCTTCTATTAGTTTTCTTTTTGCTTCTTCTTGTTCTTTGGTTAATACACCTAAATCGTCAGGCTCAGAAACAATTCCAGGACCAGATCCATCAAGACTAACACTGCCATCGCCATAACCACCGTTGTCACCGATAAGATCAAGACCAAGATCAGAACCGTCAAGACCAAGACCGTCGTCGTTGCCGTTGCCGTTGCCAGTATCACCTGGTGTACCTGTAACGACAGTCTCTGGTAGCATAATTATACCATCTTCACTAACCGTGTATCCATCTATAATTTCTTGGGCAGTTAAACCATCAAAATTAACGCCATCACTATTATATCCTTCGCGATCAAAACCTGTTATAGTATTATATCCATCTAGACCGTATCCGTCTCTGTCAACTCCCTCTAAATCGTATCCGTCTCGGTCATATCCTTCACCATCTACTCCATCTCTATTAAAACCGTCAGAACCAACATTTTGACGATCAAAACCATCTGAATCATATCCCGCACCATCGTATCCTTCACGGTCATAACCCATGAGATCTCGTCCTTCAATGTCATATCCATCAACATCACGATTTTCTCGGTCATATCCCGCAATATCATACCCATCAACATCATATCCTTCAGGATCACGGTCTTCTCGGTCATATCCCGCAACATTGTACCCGTCAACATCATATCCCTCAACATTGTACCCGTCAACATCATATCCGCCTGAATTATATCCTTCGCGATTAAAACCTTGCCTGTTAATGTCGTCTTTATTAAACCCATCTTCGTCGTATCCGTATACGTTGTAGCCATCAGCCCTGAATCCTCTTGCATTAAAACCATCTACATCATAGCCATCCTCACTAGACGAAATGCTTGCGTAATTCCAGTCGTTACCAGCATTGTAATTTTTTACTTGATCTTGAAGAAAAGAAAGATAAAAATCATTATATGTATTTCCTATATCTCCAGAAAAATCTCCACTAAGATCAGTACTAAAAGCCGTACCATCTGCAAAAGTAATTATACTGCCATCTAAGGATATAGTTTCATGACTTTGATTTATAACTTGAGGTATATAACTTGCATTTTGATTATATGCTCGTAATTCATCATAACCATTTAATCCAAAATAATCCTGTGCTGAATCAGGACCAAATTTTTGCATTATAAACTGCATTTCGTCGGCGTTAGAAAACGAATTATATAATGAAACTAATCTATCTCCAATATCTGTACTTTCTTCTCCAGTAACAATATCAATAGCTATTTCTGGAATTTGATAGGTTTTATTATTTTCACCCCTATATGTGTTGTATTGAAAAGAATTGGGGTCTAAATTTTCCCTATATACTATTCCCTGAGCAACGAAATCTCGTTGACCCATAGCATTTGGCGGTGTGCCTGCAACAAAACCTTCTAGTGGGTTGTGTGGAACAAGGTTAACCGTACCCTGCATATTACCCAGATAAGCGGATTCATGGCGAAATACGCTATAAAGATTACTGTTCTTATTGGAGTAATCAGTCTCTCCATCACTATCGTGGTAGTCCCAATCGTTGCCAATATCAAAGTCGCCAGCGTCAAAATCACCATTAAAAAAGCTCCAATCAACGAACCAATCGTCACCAATACTGGGTCCAGTGGTAGCAGTTACGAAAAATGTAGGTAGCGTTCCCCCGTCTGCTGGATTATCGTAATTTCTGCTAAATGACATAATTTTTTAAATATACTGGTTGTAGAATTTTATATCTTCACGGAAATATTCATCTATGAATTCTTTTATTTTACTATGCTTGTCTACCCAATCCGAGACTAGTGGTCTTACGTGATCTGGTCTTTGTTTGGCGGCACCGCCATTTTCTTTAAACATAGGATAAACCTTAAGAGGATGAAACCCTATTTCTTTAATCATTCTAGAAGCCTCGGAAGACCAATTTTTAAACATAAGCGGTTCAGCAATTTGTTTGCCTTGAAAATAAAAATAATCTTTTTGAGGTCTAAACAAAATATTTTCGTGGTCTTTTAATTCATTTAAAGTAAAATCATGAAATGCCTCCACGGTAATGGGTTTTTTTTCAGTCCTGCTTGTCCACATTTGATAAAAACAAAATGAACTTAAATATCTCTCTATTGGTTCCCTTAAAAATCCATAATGCTTGTATTCTAAAATTTGTTTTTTAGAAATTAAATTATGCTTGGAGTAATGAGGAATATTAATCCAATCATCCAATGTATTATGTTCCATAAAAAGATCCCATTGCCGACCATATTTTTTCATCAATGACTCTTTTTTGGTTAACTCAAATTTGTATTTTACTTTTTGTTTTACAATTTCTCTATATCTATGAGCTTGCACAAGTTCTTTTCTTATTTGTTCTGGAAGATTTTGAGTTGGCAAATAAGCATCTTCTGTATTGGAACAAATATCATCTTCGTGTACGGCACCGCAAAAACGAACAGAAGCTTCTAAACTGGTGCTTCCAGTCTTAGGAACTCGCATTAAAGTATATTTATGTTTATGAGAAATAATCATAAAGTATATCCAAATCTTTTTTGATGCACAATCATTGCATTGTGTAAACTGTTGGCTACATCGTCACTTAGGACATCTGACCAAGGTTTATCTTTAATGGGTTTAATAGATTTTTTAACATTATGATTTCCGAAAATACCAAATACTGAATTATTTTCCTTGACACCCTTTTGAATGTTGTTAAAATCATGAACATACTTCTCTTCCTTAAGGTACTGATAAACTTTATTTATCACTTCTTCTGGATAGCTACAAAGGTCTTCATGACGGATAAATAACATTTTATCCGACAAACGAGTTTGAAAAACATCATCTAATCTTTTAAGAGAAATATTCAAGGGCATACTATTTAAAAAATAGTTTATCCTTTCTTCTAAGGTAATGTTTTGTAATTCATTTGGTATGTCTGGGCATTCTGGAGAAAAACGATTTTCCTGATAAGTTCTTTCAAAGGAAGCTATAATAGAACGGATGTCCCTAACCATACACAACATCTTAGGTTCTGGCTCAATTTTATTTATCCAGCCGTAATAATGAGACCATCCTCTAGATTTATCTAAGAAAACAGGACGATCCGTTAAAGTTTCGCACCACCCTTTAATCATTCCTTTGCATCCGTTAAGAAAAGATTTGTGCAAAATATCGCTATCCATGCTAATGGATTCTTCTGTGCGTAAATTTCTAGATGCTCCAAAAATTATATCTAGTAAAGGAGAAGTGCTAGATCCGTAGATTCTTGGATTTTGATGCAATATTACCTGCAACAACTCCGATCCAGACTTTGGTAAAGAACAATTAAATATTAGTTTATCCATTAGATAAACTTAGAGCTTGATTAATTTGATGTCAAGTCTGCGGCACTAGGACAAAGTTCCAAGTGCTAAAGATGAAATAGTTCCCCCATCGTTATAATAAAGAGTTATTGCACCTGAATTGTTTTGAATTGTAAACATTGACCTTGGAAGAGTTCCTGTTGCTTCGTTCCCGTCGGTCGCTCCTCCGTCCGTTGGTGCAATTGGGCTATCTGCAATTGTAAATGCAACTTGACCGTTATTGTGCATCCGCATACTGCATCCCGCTTTAGACACTGAATTTATTCTGTTTCCTGCTTTATATCCCCAATTACCCATTTCAAGCGTTCCTATGCCTGATCCTGAGTCTATTTTGACCCCATATCCTACCGCAGTAGAACCATATGATTTTGCAAGACAACCTCCGCCAAAAACTAACTGAGTATACCTGCCACTGGCTGTACCTCCTGGATCTTCGCAACGATTAGTTCTGCCAAATATTGCAGATTGATAACTGGACGAACTATTGTTATATCCTACAACAGTACATTCGCCTTGAGTAGCAGAGTTTTTTACCCCAATAACTGAAGACAATCCATTTGTGGCTTTATTGCTAATACCTAATGCAACACAATTTATCCCACTTGCTACTTTTGAAACATCAGACCTTTCGCTTTGAATATCAAGAGAATTTGCTCCTCTCGTATTTCCTGTTTTGTCACCACCAATATAAGCGGTTGTGTTTAATTCAATTGCCCCGCTTAACGATGTATTAAGTTTGTTTATGCTAATACCACCATCCCTAACGATAATAGCTCCACTGGAAATTTCCGTTGTGACATTATCCGTTGCACCAGCAACAAATGCCGAATCAGTTACCAGTGCATTTAAATTTGTAGATGTTACTGTGCCTCCATCTACATAAGGAGTATTTACAGATAAGATTGCCATTATATTGCTGTGTTAGTTGACCTGAAGGCTTGACCGCCAGTTACTTTCAAGGATCGTAACCGAGGTCTGCCCACTATATTGTTGATTTTAAATTGAATACCGTATGCACGGTTATTACCTATTCTACCACGGATGGAAACATCTTCATTTTGAAGTAAGGGATTTCCGCCTAATCGTTCGGACAAAGTTCCTAAAGATATATTGTAATCAATATTTTCTGTTTCTGCTGAAATAGTAAAATCAGAGTCTCTTTCTGGTGATGACTGAGTAGTTATTTCAAAAGAATTCCATGTCTTCCTATCCATAGCTCCAAGTGCAAACTGTCGCGTTGTAATCTGAGCAGGTATATCATATGTCCTAGTATTACCAACAGCAGAGGGATCCGCGGTAATAACATCTATAGCGTCAGTACGACCTTCTAATTTATGCACTCCGCCAAATGTATTGATTGCATAAACACCACGAGTAAGACCATCACCAGCTACAAGTAAACGATCAAAATCAAAACCCGCCGTGCTATCTACACTGTCTATGCTTTCCCATTGTTTATTTAAAAAATTATAAATAATAACTCTATTATTAACACCTATACCTGTTCCAACTGGAACTGCTAAATAATATTTATTGTCATAATAAACACCAACAGAATTAGTCCAAGAATCTCTATTAATACTGCGAATAGTCTTGTCTATTGATTCGCTCAATGGAACTTCGTTGCCACGAAGGTTGTATAAATCTTGGAATGACACACCATATACGCCATTATCAGAAAGAAACATTATATTGTCACCAACTTGAACAATGCTATTCCTAGCCACACAACCTACTTCATCGGTAATTAAAGTTGTTTGACTAGATTTAAGTGATGTTGTGCCATTAATAACATGAATACTGTTTCTCATAAAAACAATAAGTGTGTCCTTAGTAAAAGAATGAAGTCCTACAATAAAATCGGCAGTTCCAGCATTTGGTCTAAATTTACCATTTAAATCATCGTATTTGTTAACATTTTGACCATTTGAAAAAATAACCTCATCCCTTGTTCCTCTGTCAGTATAAGTATCAACAGTAGCTTCAACATCATATTCAAAAGGAACCGCTAGTCTTTCCGAGTGATATACTCCGTATTCGGGTGCTGGCATTCTAATATACCCAACGCCTTCGGAAACTGGTTCGCTGTAATAATTATTGCTTGCGGCTAAGTCCGCTATTTGTGCAAAAAATGTAAAAGTATCCGTAGTAACACTGGCTATATCATATACAGTCCCAACAACTAAGTCACTATTTGATTCCGTAACAACAATTTTATCTCTTTCATTTATTCCGTGAGCAGTAGATGTTACGGTTACTCTTCCATTAAGAATAACAGTATTATCGCCAGCATTACCAAGTTGCTCAGGTTGTTGGAAATCGCCGCTTGGTGCTTTTACGAAATCATTGGCTATGTCTCCATCCCAAATTAGTGGAGTTTCTCCCCTTCTAAACAAAATAACTTTATTGAAGGCTTGTACTAACGAAGCTTCATTTACAATTGTAACACCAGCGGGGTATGCTATTGCAGTTGTTGTAGTTATTAAGGGATCTAAATTAACTAAAACTGCCGCTGAATCTGTTGCTACAACAATAAATTGACCAGTTGTATCTAAAGGATTTGAATAAGCACAAGAAGCCACTATTTTTGGCACTATATCTACCAGTTTGGGGGGAGTTGCTGAAAGGTCATCTAGTGTAAAAGGCAATGTAAGCCCAGTCCCAGGAATTATAAGAGAACTACTTAAAATATCAATACCTTTACGAACCTGCCATTCTCCATTGAGATCCATACGACCATTCTGGCTGTCCGCAAGAACCCCTGGCTTTAGTTGATCGGGTCTAAACCGATTGTTAAAGCCAAAAAACCCAGAATCCATCTCATCTTTCATTTGAGAGTCAAACTGACCGTATGATGAAAATCGCGACATTTACTTTTTTTTCTTTTTAGGAAAACCTGCCTTCATGTTAGAATAAGCTTTATTGCTAACAGTTGATTTGCTCTTAGGGCGGCTAGTCCCTGCTTTTTTACGTTTATTGATATTTTTATATAGACTCATATTAGCATTTCCAAGCTTTTCGTGACCAATAATTGGCTGAAAGTTTATTATTTTTACCTTTTATTCCTCCACTACGAGCACAATAAGAACGTTTGCGATCTGGTTGGCTTGATTTAATTGTCATGTTCGCGTCACCAAAACGAACAATTTTCTCCTTGCCATCCTGACAGGCTTTTACAACGGACTTCTTGCCCCCAGAAGAATCTCTACGGGGCTTGTTGCAAGCCATCTTGCTTTTGTCTATCTTAGCCACGACGACGAGCCATTGGACGACCCATTGGACCAGCCATTGGACGACCCATTGGACGACCCATTGGACCAGCCATTGGACGTTGTGCCATTGGACGTTGTACCATTGGGCGTTGTGCCATTGGGCGAGCCATTGGACGTTGTGCCATTGGAGCCGCCATTGGGCGGGGTGCCATCGGGCGTTGTGCCATCGGGCGGGGTGCCATCGGAGCCGCTGGACGTTGTGCCGCTATTGGACGAGCACGTTTTGCAGCGTTAGCACGAGGTTTACGGGCACGGCTTGCCGCCGCCTTACCTTTTGGTGTATATGGGAATTTCTTTCCTCCTACATTTGGCATAATTATATTCTCCTACTGGGTTTATTTCAATGGTTTGCGGGTCATTTTCTTACCGCTACCTAAATTTCTTGGTTTAATATTATGAGAGCTACCATCGCATTTCGGCATGGTGCTGGATTTTCCACAATTGCACTTTTTCATATTATTTGACTTGAGATGAACCAAAGTAAAAACCGACAATAGCTAGAGCTGTTTGTCTTACCTCTGGCATTATTACGAATCCTTGCACAGTGTGCCACTGAACGCTCTTAAATAGCCCTAGAAAGCCGTTTGTTTCTCTGGATAGGGTTACCCCTACGTCGGTCCACGCAAAGACGAATGGGGCTATTACAATGGCAAAGATTGTGCATACGACTAGAAACCTGCGAACTAGGACACCGCCGTCACGTTTAGCCGCGGCATCAGCCGATTCGTCAGCATATTGCTGAGAAGTAATCATACGGTCAAATTGACGAGCCTGATGATCCATCTGCGAACCAATAAGTTTCATTACAAAACCACTGATTCCTCCTCCAAGCATTGCTAGTAGTTCTGGTGTCATTATTTCTTTAGGAGTTCCTTGATCACTTTGATTGCGGATGCGGTCATATATATGAATGTCGCTAGTCCTACGCAAAAACCAAGGGTTCCATTGACAGGAGAAATTTCAACTGTAGCTATAAAGCCCCCTGTTCCGATTATTGATTTGTATATAATATCGCTCATTAAAAAGTATCCTTGTCAAAGACCCTGTATTTGATTTTTAGTTTTACGCTAACAAAATTATCTGGAAAGACGTTTGTTGATCCAGCTCCATTAGTCGCCCGAATAGTCATAGGAACATCAAATCTATAAATTCTTGCAAGGTCTGGAACATCACGATGATATAGTCCAAATGAATTAGTATTAGCTGTCTTTAAGATTTGTGCTACTTGATTGAGGTTAGCGGCAG